CGATAGTGTCATGAAGGAGTTGACTCCGGTTTTACTAAAAATCCGGGCAAAGCTTCAGCGGGAATATTCCACCGCTGGCAGGGATGAAGATTGGCTTCAACCTGGGGAAACTCAACACGTGGCGTCAACTCAGGCCTCGTTTGAGAAGGGAAGAGGTGCCGGAGGGCAACTCGGTGCACTGATGGTGAAGGTTCCACAGCTTTACCAGTGCAATCCACGGAACCCTGTACAGGGAAGGCAGAACCCGGATCTGATCCGAATGGTGTTCTACCCTCGTGTAGTGGTTAGTGGACGTGTCTGCTTCAACGTCGTACTCGAAGAGTACGGTTACCCAGACGGCGAAAGCCAGTGGTACGAAGCCGTTCGCAAGAGCTGTGTCTACTTTGCTGCTGAGCAGAGGACACTCAAGGCAACCATCCAGGCTGTCCTTGAACCGCTCAAGGTTCGCGTTATTTCCAAGGGAAACGCGGTGCCGTATTATGCCAGTAAGAGGCTCCAAAAAGCTTTACACGGTGTAATGCGGCATATGCCTTGCTTCAAGTTGATAGGCGGTCCCTTAGGGGCAACCGACCTGTTCGACTTAGCTGCGAATCCTGTTAAAACAGGCACGGGTCAACTCGAGTGGTTCTCGATTGATTACTCCGCGGCGACCGACCGATTGTCGGCGAGGTTGTCAGCCTCCATCCTCAGTTTCCTTACTGAAGGGCAGGATGAAGCTATGCAAAATGTCTGGAGAGCAGTGTTAGCTCCGCATTTCTGCAAGTATCCATTTCCATATGACGAGACTGTCCTTCCGGTACAGCAGGTCAATGGTCAACTTATGGGTTCGATCCTTTCGTTCCCAATCCTTTGCCTTGCTAACCTAGGGCTTTACCTTGAGACTATCAAGGAGGACGTGCGACCACTCGCATCGAAGTTGAAGGGGGTTCTGGTGAATGGCGACGACATGTTGTACGTTGCGCCCAGCTCTCTATGGGAGAAGCATATAGCTAATGGTTTACGCGTCGGTCTGACTATGAGTCCCGGCAAGGCGTACCATCATTCTGTTTATGCCAACGCCAATTCGGCGTGCTACCATTTTGATCTCAAGAGATTCAATTGCGCTTACGTTAAGAACGAACGCGGTCGAGAGGTACCAACCTTCGGCAGATTGAGCTCAACACCTTACAGTATCCCGTTCCTGAATTCGGGTCTGTACTTTGGACAGAACAAGGTCCTCGGTGGAGATGACGTAGATAATGAGAAATCTTACACGTCGGTCATTGACCATTTGGTTAAAGGCGCGCTTCCTGGAAAGGCGGCCGACTTGCTGGCTATGTACGTATCGAGACACAGCAAGTCCCTCGAATCAGAATGCGCGGGTCGCAATCTATTCGTCCCAATCTCCCTCGGAGGGATGGGAGTCAGCCCGGTAGAAGGCTTCGAGTATAAGATCACTGTGCAACAGCAGATCTATGCTCAACGACTGGTGGATGCGGAACCATACGCAACCATTGATCAGTTCCCTTGGAACGAAGATCAGTCGTGGCCACTACTGGAGGCACCGTCGATATTACGGGCGCCTTGGCTGGCGGGAATCACGTTTGAAGATGCTGGAGACGGCAAATTCACGGTGAGTGAGAAGGTGGAGAAGGCTAACAAGGCTTCACACATTCTACGAGCGGGAGGGTCGGCATTGCGCCGCACAGGGCATGCCAGGATGGCACCCTTGTCCCGAATGAACATTCCTTTGAGGCTCTGTTCAGCTCGTCGTCGTCACGCAGTGAGCGTGGACGCATATCAACCAAGTCGGAACTTCTTCGAGAAGGCTTCGCAACGTGATTGGTGGACATACGATTTGGATCGTTGTCTGGCGCTCTCTGACGACACAGATGAAGCGGCTCCTGCCCAGGAGACCGTGGCTGTGCGTTAGGGGGTGAGGCAAACGTCTTGAGGATAACAGACGCTAAAGAGAACCGGGTGTGAAGGAATAGCTGACCTTTGCACACCAATGCCGTTCATAGGCATAAACCACCCAAAACGGTTGGAAACCGCTTCTTCGATTCAAGGAGAACCGGACCGAGACACTTGATGCTGCTTGCAGCTCGTGGAAATGCCGTACTAAGGACGTAAGACAACTGAGACTAGACTCAGCTTATGTTCGGAATTTGTCGAGAGACTGCACGGGTGGGCAGAACAGTTAAGGGGGGTCGAAACCTCTCTCGGTGCACGAATGAATCATGACGTAAAGCGACTAGATGCCTAAGGCTCACAGCGTAATCGTGAATATCAGTCCACTCTAGTGGATGTGCACTGGACTCTATAAGGGTCTAGAGAACTGTCTGTCCCTATGGATGAACAGTCCCTGTTGATTCGTCAGGGAGGGCATACAACGAATCGTATACCAACAGCAGATGAATTCAAACCGTTCATCGAACCAGAGCCAAGGAAAGGCTAATGGAAAGAATCGTCCGAATCAGAAGGGAAAGAAGCGTCAAGCTTCTGGTCCCCCTCAGGCGGCTCCTCAGCCGCCCAGGAAGAAGCAACGACAACAGTCCGTTGCTGCCGCTTACGCCACAGGGCAAAGTGGCAAGGGGGCGATGGTCCAGCAATCCAAGGATTCGATCCGGGTTGTCCATCGTGAGTTCATTGGCAACGTGACAGGGTCCGTTGCGTTCGCGATAGCTTCGAGCTTCGCCTTGAACCCCGGCCTGGCAGCCACATTCCCGTGGTTGGCAGGGATCGCGCAGAATTGGGAGTCGTACCGCTTTCGCAAGCTACGGTTCTGCTACTATACGCGCACTGGGAGTAACATCCCAGGATCCGTCATTATGGCACATGACCCTGATGCCAGTGACGCCGCACCTGCTTCCGAGCAGATCATGACCACGTACCAAGCGGTCGAAGAGGATGCTCCTTGGAAGGACATCTGCCTTGCCTGCAACACGCAGGCTCTTCACGACGTTGGACCTCGCAAGTTCGTCAGAACCTCTGCGCTGTCTGCCAATCAGGACCTGAAGTTGTACGACTCAGGGAATGTATTCATTGGCACGGTGGACGGCACAGCCGTCGCCTGGGGGAAACTCTGGGTTGAGTATGACATCGAGTTGTACACACCGCAACTGCCACCTGGCGGAATCACCCAGGTTGGCACGCTTGCAGGCGCGGGCGGCTCTTTAGCCGCTGCGACTCCTTTCGGGGCCGCGCCTGTTTCGACTGGCTCG